ATTTCCACAATGCATTTGCTGGTGGGTACATTGACCACATTCTTAGAGTTACGAGAAACGCAATTAAATTATATGATTTGTATACTGAATTAGGTATTGGATTAGGAGAGTTCACAAAAGAAAATGTAATCTTCTCAGCACTTCACCACGACTTAGGTAAAGTGGGAACGGTAAATGATAGTTGGTATATTCCAAACGATTCTCAATGGCATATTGAAAACCAAGGTAAAATATACAAAGCAAATCCTGATTTAAATTTTATGAATCTTACGGATAGAACCTTTTGGTTATTAAATCAGTTTGGGGTAAAAGTTGAAGAGAACGAATGGATTGCTATTCAACTTACAGATGGGTTGTATGATGAGTCTAATAAAGAATATTATATAGCGTATGACCCAAACAAAGCACTTAAATCATCGTTTCCATTTTTGATGCACCAAGCAGATATTATGGCTACGAGATTTGAATGGGAGAGATGGAAAAAACTAAAACAATCAGAACCACCTAAAAATGTTGGTGGTAGACCATCTAAGAAACAAAAATTAGAAAATGTAAAAATGCCAGAGAAGATTGATTTTAAATCTATCTTTGGTGAAGTAGAGGAAGCATAGTTATGGGATTATTATTTATAGTAATATTATCAGTTTCAACCTTACTATTAGGATACACAACATATAATTTGTTGCGTAAAAACGAAGAGTTGGAAGATGAAATGGAATTCGCAGATAAATACTTAGAAACTACATACAATTATATGAAGAGAGCATATGATAGAATGAAGGAAGTAGATAGGTTGGGTTCTTTTGAATCTGATGATGAAAGTGGTTTTATTTTCCAAGAAATAAAATCAGCAATTGAAGAATTAAACGAAACATTTGAATTAGATGCCAAGGAAGAGAAAGAATAAAAGGTATTTTACAAAGATTACTGAAATCGCAATAAACGCATATAATAATTGTGGTGATGACCAGTATCTTAAAAATAGAATCTATAATAGATTTATAGATTACCCATTCAATAAGTTAGCAGAGAATGTAATACATACATATAAGACATACTACTTTGATGTTCCATATGAAGATGTAAAAGCAAATGTAGTTGCATTTCTAAACGAGAAGATTCACAAGTTTAATGGGGATAATGGGAGAGCATTCTCATATTTCACAGTTGTGGCAAGAAATTACTTATTTAATCAGAATAATGCTAACTACGCAAGGATGAAAGCACATACTGATTTATCAAGTGTTGATGCATCTCGAAATGTAATTAACGAAGTGGTTCGTGATAAAAACATAGAATCTAAATCAGATTTTATGGATTGTTATACAACTTATATAGATGCTAACTTATATGATATCTTTAATAAAGATAGAGATAGGTCCATAGCAGATTCTATAAATGAGTTGTTTAAAAATAGAAATGATTTATATTCGTATAATAAGAAGGCACTCTACATACTTATTAGAGAAAGGACTGGTGTTCATACTCAATATATAACAAAGGTAGTTGGTGTAATGAAAAACATATACGCAGAACTTTTTGTTGAATACAATAAATTGGGGTATATACCAAAAAATTATAAATTAAAAGGAATATATGGATAAGGATACTGAATTATTTAAAGGAAAATCTTTTTCTGATATAATGGGTGATATTTATAATAATTCCAAAAAAAAAGATAGACAACTAAAACTATTGATTGCGGAATTAGAACCATTGGTAAAAAATCTACAAGATGCAACTGTGGTAGTTCCATTGATTAAAGAGTATATGGAAGTATCGGTTAAAAACGATGAACAACTTGTAAAACTTGCAGCAATAGTTCAACGAATGATGAAAGATATCAACTCAGGTGAAGATGGGGATGGTTTAGGTTTATCTGAAGAAGAAAAAAAACAACTATTAGAAAACGCAAAAGCAATTGATGAGAAAATAGATTCTCTTCAAAACGATGGAGATGATTGATGGCAACCTTACAAACGGGTACAATACAAGAAATAAATCTAAAAGATGATGATGTAAATAAAGTTTATTCTGTAAAAGTTTTACTTGATACATCAAACAACACCTTAGTGGAAGTATTTCCTGCAGATGTAAATATAAAACGCGTTCCGATATTAGGTGAACAAATTATAGTCGTAACATCACAAACTGCAGATTCAAAATCAAAATCAAAACAAAAGAGAAAGTATTATTTACATATAGTACCTGTTCAATCAAATGTTCACAATAATTCTTTACCTACTGCAAATTCTACACAAACTTCAAATGCAGGTAGTGATTATGGTGATACATCCGCTGGAAACCCAAATACATCTAATAACAACTCTGAAGTTGATTTAGGTAAAGGTTTTGTGGAAAGAACTGATGTGGGTTCATTACAACCATTCATTGGTGATGTTTTAATAGAAGGTAGATTCGGACACTCATTAAGATTTGGATACTCACCAACCGATTCGGATACAACACAAACTCCATCTTGGCAATCATCAAAAGTAGAAGACCCAATTACCATATTATCAAATGGTAGAAAGCAAGGTGGTTCATACAATAAATTTATTATAGAAAATGTAGATGATGATTTATCATCTGTCTATCTAACATCATCACAAAAAATTAAAATAAAAACATCTCAAACCAATTTGGGTATGGGTGTAGATGCACAATCTCAATTTGATAAACCATCAGTAATAATCACATCAGATAGGGTTCTATTGAATTCCAAAAATGATTATGTAATATTAAGTGGTGATAAAGGTGTTAACATAGCAACACCTGCATGGGCAATGGATATGGATAAGATGTTTACAATCTTAGAAGGATTGATTCAACAATTAGCAGATTTAACATCAGGTACTGCTACATTCGCAACAGGTGTTGGTCCTACAGGTCCTGCTACAAATGTAGCACAAGTTCAACAACTATTAACTGAATTAAAACAAATGGCTCAATAATATGGCGGCACTTTGGACTGGGTTTCAAGCAACGGTAGCACCTTGGTTAGATACACCAATAGAAAAAACAGAAGTTGATACTGCTAAAGTTATTGCAAACGCATATGGTGTTGCTGTATCAACTGCTATGATATCTTTGATACCAGGTTCAACTATTATATCTGCACCACCAACCATTGGAATTGAAATTGCAATATTAGATACATTCAATCAGATGAAAAATTCTGAAGGAGCACCAACTCCCCCAATGTTTTTAGGATGGGCGGTTCAAACAGTTTCTTATTGGTCAAGTGTTCAATGGAGTCCACTACCACCACCACTTGGTTATGTATCACCAACAACGGGAGTTACTACATTAACAGGTGGAACTACATCACCATTAAATTTAGGTTTATGGGCAGCTTTTAATAACCCAGCAGCATCAACTCCATTGGGAAATGTTATATGTGGAAAGTTAATAAATGCGTTTACATCACATCTATTAACTGTAAATGGATTATATAATGGATTAATTCCTGCAGTACCATCACCTATACCAGGACCACCATTCCCATGGATTGGGGTAGTATAAAACTAAATATTTTAATATTTATATAAAACAAAAAACGAATAATTATGAAAACAAAAGAATTCGCAAAATTATTGGAAGTAATAGTAAGAAAAGTGGTTAGAGAAGAAATGAAACCACTATTGAAGGAAATTAAAAATTCCAATAAACCTATAATTAAAGAAACCAAAAGTTCAAAAGTAAATTCATCATTTGACCCGTTTGATGTTTCTGATGTATTTGAATCTAAACCAAATAAATCTAAAACTAAATATTCAGGAAACGAAATGTTAAATGATATGTTGAATGAAACATATGAGAATAATGAATGGAGAGATATAGATTCACCATTTACATCACAAAGAGCACAAACATTTAATAGACAACAAATGGCATCTGCATTGGGATATGGTGAAGAAAGTATGATACCAGATACCGATGTTGATGGTAAACCTGTTGATATGTCAGTAATACAATCAAGTGGTGTAGCAGATGCATTGACAAGAGATTATTCTTCATTGATGAAAACTATTAATGCTAAGAAGGGTAAGTAATAACTAATGATAGCTCGTAAAGAATATTCATATAATCCGTTAGATTTAGATGATAATGTAGCAATTGGTGTTCAATTACCATTTGGTAAAAATGGTGGTTTATTTTCACTTAGTTATACAACTGAACAACAATCTATATCAAATCTAAAAAATTTACTTTTAACGAGAAAGGGTGAACGACCATTTCAACCTGAATTTGGTTCTGATGTATATTCTTTACTTTTTGAAAATATAGGTCCATCATTATCAGATAATCTTTCCCAAAGTCTTACTGATGATATTAATTTTTGGTTACCATATATAATTATTGATAACATTAATATAGATGCTCAACCCGATAACAACTATGTTAGAATTGAATTATCATTTAGGGTTACTGAGCAAGGTGCTAATCAACAAATCATATTATTTATAGATTCGGCTGGAACAACAACTATAGAGTAGGTAAAAATGGCAAAGAAAGTTAAAAACGATTTAATTCAAAAAGATGTTAAACTTGTTGGTAGGGATTTCGGCCAATTCAGAAAAAATTTAATAGATTTTTCTAAAAACTATTTCCCAAACATATTCAATGATTTTAATGAATCATCACCTGGTATGATGTTTATGGAAATGGCATCTTATGTTGGTGATGTATTATCTTTTTATACAGATACTCAGTTAAGAGAATCTTTATTATCAAATGCAGAAGAAAAAACTAACCTATTCAATCTTGCGGCAGCATATGGATACAAACCTAAAAATGTAGTTCCTG